GCTTTGTCGAATAATAGTGTAGTAACTCTCAATCTAAAATTCTCGTCTCGCTTTTTGATTAGTTCCAACACTTCCTGTGAAAGTTTTTCCATAGTTGCTGTCGCAATCTTGTTGAAAATTGCAAATACCTCGGTATAATCTAAATCGTCGTATTCACGTACTCGTCTGACAAAATCTCTTAATACATTTGTTCGCCAATTATCATTTCCACTAGATTCACGCTGCCTGACTATCGGTTTAAAAGGTTGTCTGAATTGCTTAAATGGCGCTGGTTTCAACCTTAACTTTCCAATATTATCAAGAATCGTTGGGGGTAGATCAAGTTTCTCTCCCGAACGAGCCTCATAAATTTGTTGAGAAGTGAGCCCCATTTATCTCTATAATGTATATTTTACGTAAATGAAAACGAATCCGTTTTAGATAGATATTGATATATAATAGAATGGAGCATCGTTGGAATCTTTGGTACCACGATCCCGAAAATAAGAACTACGCTCTATCAGGATACATCGACGTTTCTGAAATTTCTACAACCGAACAATTTTGGTCGGTCGTAGAAGCGGTACCTCGCGACGCCTGGGATTCTGGAATGTTCTTCTTTATGAAAAATGGTTTTAAACCTCTTTGGGATTCTCCTGAAAATGAAGCTGGCGGAGCGTGGTCCAAAAAGATTGAGGCGTCGACTACATTCGACACGTTTGTCGATTTAATGGTTGAATGTATGTCCGGCGAATTGCTGAACGATAAAAAGGAAACTTTGGCGGGTGTAACTCTTTCTCCAAAAGGACCTTTCTCAATAGTGAAAATTTGGAATACTACCACCGCAGTTTGTAAAAACTCGTTTCTTAATAAAAATTCTAAAGTTTTCAAAGTTGGAGACGATGTAACGTATACTCCTCACAAGTCACGTCCAAAATAAATATTTGATTTCACCCGTGGATATAATGAGCAATTTCACGGTTGTTTCGACTATTCTTGAACAACAATTAGACAACTATTTAATTTTTTTAGATGAAAATTTAGGACTACACGAACTCCAAGAAGGAAATATAGAACCTTTTAAAGATATGATCGTAAAAGTCAAACAGGTAGATTACAATACTATTTTCATCGCGATGCTGAAAACTTTATTAATCCCGAATTGGACTGTTATTTTTGAAGCTGATAACCATCTTGATTCTGGTAAAAAATCTTTGGATCAGCAAACTAAAATTCTTGGTAATATCATTTCAACTTTGAAAACAGAAGGAAAAGTAAATTCAAAATACCTGCCTGAAAAAGTAGCGGAAATTATAAACAGAGATTTTCTGACAGATCTTTATAAAGTTAATGTTTTAATTGCCGAACTTTCTGCCGAATTTAATCTGTGTAATCCAGAAATTAATTGGAAACAAGCCCACGCAGAAAGAATACGAGTAGCGTATTATTCTGCATTGCTGTGCGGCAATTCCGATATTATCATGCCTATTTTTAATAAATTTGAAAATATTGTGAAATACGGGAATTTTAAATACTTGAATAAATTCGTTGATTCTAATTATTTTAAAGGGTTAAGAATACAAAAAAGTGAACTTGGTATAGAACTTCTAGATACTAAATTATCCACTATATTTTTCACTGCTGAGATGAAACAATTAGGCGAAGAGTTTCTCCAGAAATTAGGAAGTTTAGATATTTTTCCGTTAATTAAACCCGATATAATTCAATTATTCGAAGGACTTGCTGATATATCAATCGTTGCCGCTATTGCCGATGACTTTCTAGATCTTGCCGAAGATATAGAAAATAATAAGATTACGGGAATGACACAGGGTTTAAAAAGTTCGGTAGATCCGAAACATGTTTTTTCTACAACCCTGCTGTATATAAGACTTAAATTATATGACACAGGATTGACAGATTATATAAAAGATTGGGCGGATCAACTTTTAAAAACTGTGTTTAATGATATGCCGGGATTTGCTAAATTCTGTAAAGATGAAATGCCGTTTCTTTTTGATCATATATTTCAACGTATCTAGGCCGAGCAAGGCATCAGACATAATTTAATATCGCCCAAATTAGCCACTACATACCTTACCATCAAAAACCAATCGTTTTTCATATAAATATCTAAATTGTTGCACAAATTAGTACATTTAGTGAATAATACAAGATGAGGCAAGGAATAATTTCCCGAAACAATCTCGGTATTAGTCTTTTTAATACTAAAATCATTATCGCTATCGCCCATCGTAGTATCTCGACTTGCGAAATGTCCTTTACAAGCAAATCCAAGTGAACTGCCTACGCTTTTAATATCGACCGTTTTTGCTCCTAATAAAACCATATCTCTACAAAGTTTTTGGAAATCAGATGAAGGCATAGTCACGTGTGCCGAAAAAGTAGTGTCGGGCAAAGTTATGTCAGGTTCATCGCGATCTAGCAAACTTAGTTTATATCGAGTTACTTGTTTCTTATCCCCGTTCTCAAGCAGAATACCCAGACTATTCTGGTCTACTTGATCGACGTAAAAAGTTATCGTATCATCATTGGTTGCCGTCCTGACAATGCGATGAAGATGATCGGTATTAACACCAATCGTCAATTTTGGCGAATTATGTTTATAAGTGTATTGTTCGAATTTATCTGCCGATAGTTTCAAGTGAACTAATACTGTTCTTGTATTATCCATAGCTATCATACGTAATCCATCTTTATCAAAAATCAAACTCATTTCTACTAAGATTGATTTTAGGGCTTCAGTTAAAGTTCGCATAGCTCCAGCCTGAACAGTTTTTGCCTCAATTAAATAGTCCGGCATTTTATGTTAAATGTATTTGTATCGTTTAAACTTTGACTTATTCTTCTTCTCCTTCTACAGGATCCATCTTTGATCCACCAAATTTCTTGATTCCGTGGTCTTGACGTTTCCTTGAAACAATGCGACGATATTTATTATAAGTTAGATCTTCCGCTCTTAATCCACCCACGGTCTTCTCAGCTGTACCATTCATAACTTGCCGGCGCGACCCAATTTTTCTCAAAGTTTTCCCACCTGGCATTCTTACCTATACTTTATACAAGTTTTTGTACAAAGCATGGGTTCCCCCTTTAATAATTTTAGAAAGTGTGCGAATTTTAAGTTTAGTTGCTGTACGCTAGACCACCCATACCAGACATTACACGAAGAACGTTGTAGTTCAGGGCGTATACGCGTACCTGTGCCGTGTTCTGGCCAACTACCGTGTTCAAGGACACAGTGAGCTGGAGAGTTGCCTTGTCGATACGAGAAAAGTTGCACGTGCCGGAAGGCTGGTGCTCCTCGGGGCGTAGAGCAAAGGAGTAGCAGTTGATACCCGTAGAAGGCGTACGGGAGTGGTGCTGGTAAGGCTGGAGAGAGTCGAAATAAGAACCCTCACGCTCCGTGAAACGATCCTGGCCGTTCAACTGGAGCTTGGCCACCTCTACAGGGTTCTTGCCCTCGCAACGAATGCCAGAGCCCAAGATCACCTTGGCAAGGAGGTAGTTCGCACCAGACTCGAACGTTTGATTGCCACTTACGTCAGTCGCTAATGCACCACCCGCACCATATAGACCATTAGTAGCGGAATAGGCGGCAGCGTGAGAAGATCCATCAACACCAAAATCTTGTCCAAGACCAACAGCAGGGGTCATTGCGGTGTCTACAGCAGCCAATGTAGTACCCATATCCTGAGACATCAGAGACATGATAATACCCTCGCTGGAGAAATCATCAGAGTAGTTAAATGGCTGAATGCCGCCGACTGCCGCCATCCACGTGGATGCCGCGGAGCAATCGACAAAAGAATCACGCTGAACTACCCAGAACAACTCCTTCACAGGGTGGTTAAAGTTCAACTGGATCTTGTTAGAAGAAGACGTGATACTCTCAGCACCCGTGTACTGTACCTGCTCAATCAGGTACTCGTGGGACTGCTGGGCAAAACGACGACGCTCCTCCGTGTCCAAATACACATAGTCCACATACAAAGATGCAGCTACAAGAGATTTGGCGGCTAGAGCGGCAGCTGTACCTACAGCAGACTCAGCATACTGGCACAGTTGCCACGTCTGAAAATCTACATTGATACGCACCTCGTGGTACTGGAGAGCAATGAGAGGGATTGCTACACCAGGGTTGCGGCAGAACCAGAACTGTAGAGGCACATACAGAGTGGTAGCGGGCGTACCTGCACGAGCAACGCAAGACATCGTGTTCTCATTAGACGAGCAAGTGGCATCAAGCACAAGACCATTATCACGCTTCATCAACACGAGGTCGGCCGTGTTACCAACAAGCTTGTCGAGGGCAGCAACAGACCCAGCATCAGTCGTCAACTGCGTCCAGATCTGCATCCAGTCACCATACTGGCGATCAATGCGCTGACCGCCAATCTCAATCTCTACCTGCTGAACAAGCTGGTGACCAATGTAGTTCACCCAGCGGAAACCCGTAGTGGTTCCTGTAGATATGTCCACCTTGGGCAGAACAACCTGGAGGTAAGTCTTGTACATCAGATCAGCGTTACGGTTAATTACGGCAGTGACACGCTTGTTGAAATCAGCCTGGCCGTTAAAGGTAACCTCGATGGACTCCATTGCAAAGTTCGTGTGGCGCTTGTAAAGAATCTTCCAGAAAGTAATTTGGGGATTACCGGAAATATAGATATCCTGAGCGCCATAAGACACTAGTTGCATTAAACCGCCTCCCATGTTGTTATACCATTAAGCAAGATTATTTTTTCGTGCGAACGTGCTTGCGCTACTTTGGTGGAAACACGTAACTATAGAATCCACTGAACTGAAGTAAGATATGAAGCAAACCAAATTTTGCAAATAGTAGAAAAAACTCTTCAAATGTCGTTCCTGAAATTTGATAGCCCCTGAACACAGTCATGATAAAAATTACATACGCCGATGAAAACGCCATCAAGAACGCTTCAAGAGAAAACTTTAACGGGGATTGCGTAGGATATCCTAAATCACGGACTAATCCTGATATTGTGGCTAAAAATGTTATACATGCGGCAACAATCACTATAATGGCGTTAGTGATTAATACTGTGCTTGGAATACCAAACACATTTCTTGAATATGCGTTAGCGCCTTGAACTGAATACACTCCGAATAAAGTCGACAGAAGTCCGCCCAGCATTCCGCCAATAAGTAAAGACCACCAAATTGCGTCCATTTATAATTAGAATGATATTAGAAGATATTCGGCATATA